GTTTTCTGGCATAGGTGGCTTTTCCCTTGGCCTAGAGCGGGCAGGGATGGAAACCGTGGCGTTTTGTGAAATTGATCCGTGGTGCCAAAAGGTTTTAAATAAGCATTGGCCAGATGTGCCGATTTATGAGGATGTGAAGGAGTTAAACGGTGAAGATTTTCGAGGAGAAATTGACCTTATTTGCGGGGGCTACCCCTGCCAGCCATTTAGCACAGCAGGAAAGCGAGGTGGTCAGGAAGGGCAGGACGAAGCCGGCGAACCTCAGGGAGCAAGTAGATCCCGAGACGATGAGGTTATGGCCGACTCCAACGGCAAGAGATTACCGATACGGAATGAAGCAGGAAACAGTAACGAGACGCCAAGAGCAGCATTCGAGGGGGGTAAACCTAAGCGAACATCTACAAAGGATAGATGGATGCAATGGGAAGCTGAACCCGCAGTGGGTGGAAGGCTTGATGGGTTTTCCTTGTGGTTGGACGGACTTGACATAATCACGGCACATAAGTTACTATTGGCTAATGGGAAAGAGAATCACAGAGCAAGAGAGGAAATGCGCATATTGTGGAGTAACAATGGTGAGAAAAAGATACGGGAAGAGATTGGAGGATATGGGCGTATATGCCCGCAGACAATACTGCTCACTTACCTGCTCAAACTCAAAGAAAGATACCCTGACAAAACATGGGTACAGCTACAGGGCGAGGAAGCACCTGGGGGCGGAGTGTGCAGCTTGCAGGGTGATAACTTCATTACAGGCGCATCACATAGACCAAAACAAAGCGAACAATCAAGCCAGCAACATACAAACCCTGTGCAAGCATTGTCACAACTTCTGGCACGCCATGCAGAAAAGGCTTGGGTTAGATATTGCAGGGAAAATGCCATCCCTAGGGGTTGGGAAGAGGGAATCTCAAGAGTAGCACAAAACGTTCCCCGAAGGGTGGACAGACTTAGAGCGCTAGGAAACGCCGTTGTCCCGCAAATCCCTGAGCTAATTGGCAGAGCAATTTTAATAGCTGACGCAGATTCAACATAACAGGAGAAAAATTATGGTGACACTTCTTTTTACTATTGCAGTTATATGCGGTAGAGCCACTGGAAATATGCTTGGACTTTTGATTTTAGGCGGGTTTGATTATTACTGCATCTATAAAATTTTGGAGTTAATGGTATGAGAAAAATTAACAAAGACGGGGGTTTGTATAACACATAACTTAGATGTTGCTTTTATTTCAACCAGCATCTATTCTATTACTTGTGCGGCGGCACAACATATATGGGATTCAAAATGACTATTAAGAAAAACCGCGTCGAGAAAATGGTTGATAAATTCAAACCTATTTTTGACGAATCCATACCAAGAATGTCAGAAGCAATGGGCGGCATGGACCGCACTACACTCCATCACGCCATGAAGCGTGGAACTTTTAGCACTGAGCTACAGAAGAAATTTCTCAGCCTAGCTAAAGAGCATAATATAGAAATAGACCCAGCAGATTTATTGAATGCTTAAAAATATGGGGCGTGTAGCTCAGTCAGGTAGAGCGCTGGTAGTTGCGCACAAAACACCTAAGGTCGTAGGTTCAAATCCTGCCGCGCCCGCCACCCTTTCACGAGGGGCTATTGAATGCCTAAATTATCAATCCTAGACCATCACCTTTGGGGCGACGACACATTACCCTGGACAGAAGAGCAGATGCAAATTGTCGTAGTTGAGCAATTAAGCAAGCTTGAGCTTTTGGGGGGCTTTACCTTCGCCGCAGATATGAATGCCGGAAAACGAAGCAAAAGACAGGGGGCGAAATTAAAACTTACTGGCATGAGGCCAGGAGAAGCTGATCTCCGTTTTTACCTAAACGATGGACGACTGGGCATGATCGAGATGAAAACAAAAAAACGCAGCCTGTCCAGGCAACAAAAAGCCCGCCATATTATACTGAGGGCATTGGGTCATGATGTGCGTGTGGTTAAGGCCGGATGCCCACAAGACGCCATTGATCAAGTTGTGGAGATAATGGATGAATGGTTATAGTTACAAGAGCAGAAGCCAGAAAACGGGGGTTAACCAGATATTATACCAGCAAACCTTGCAAGAGAGGCCATGTTTCTGACCGGCTAGTTAGTTCTTGCACATGCCTTCAATGCAAGCGAGATGAGGAACGAAATCGGACGAGAAAAAATGTTCAAAAAGACCCCGCTTCCTCCAAATCCTTTGTCCGCCCTGCAATTTATCCAAAGGCGCGAAAGACCCAACAGCTTTTTCACAACAAAGTGGCCTTTCAGCATAAAAGTGGTTGACTTCAATTCAACACACAGCTATTGTCGTTGTTACTAGTTCAACAGTAATTCTGCTGTTAACAAATTTTAGTAAGGAATGGATTTATGACGAAAAACCATGTTTCTATGGAGGATCTTCTAACGATGACCCCCGCTGATCTGGACGCTCTCACGGTTGATCTGCTGCTATTAATACAGCAAGAGATTGTCGATGAAGCGACCAGGCTTAAAAATATCAAGACTATTTATGATAGTGTTCTTGATAAGCACTTCTCATTTACAATAAGCGACGCCTATAAAGCTAAAAATGATGAGTATGGGAAAGCAACCTTTCGCTTCAAAGACCACATCATTGAAGTCGAAACCCCAAAAAATGTTAAATGGGATCCTGACGCCATGAAAGCTGGCGAAGCGGTTATCCGTGATACATGGAATGAAGACCCTGAAGATTATATTGTTCTTAAGCGATCAATCCCTGAAGCCACGTTTAATGCCTGGCCTCCTGCAATCCAAAAGGTTTTTGCTCCTGCCCGTACCGTTACTTCGGGCAAGCGTAAAATTTCAATCAAACTTGAAGAGAAGGACGTTGCATAATGGCTATAGACTTAAAATCAATTCAAAAAGGTGCATCGCACCTGCCCCCGCGAATACTTATTTATGGTGTTCAAGGCATCGGAAAAACTAAGTTTGGTGCAGACGCTCCAAAGCCAATTTTTCTGCTAACAGAAGATGGTATGGGCGTATTAGAGTCTGAGCATTTCCCTCTTTGCACCACTTATGCAGAGGTTATGGAGTGCTTAACCGTATTGGCCACTCAGGATCACAAGTTTGAAACTCTTGTAACAGACTCTCTTGATTGGATGGAGCCACTTGTTTGGACGCATACTTGCGCTATCAATAACTGGACAAGCATCGAAGACGCTGGCTACGGTAAGGGCTACGTTGAGGCTCTTACTTATTGGTGGGAATATCTTGACGCGATAAATTATCTTCGCAATGAGAAGGGTATGACGATCATCCAGACAGCTCACGCTACTGCCAAGCGGTTCAATGATCCAACTACCGAGCCGTATGATCGATATCAGATTAAGCTCCAGGATAAAGCAGCAAGTAAGATGCTAGAGCATAGTGATATTGTGTTGTTTGCCAACTATCGTATCACTACAGTCAAAGAAGGTAAGGACAAAAAGAATGTCCGGGCTGTCGGAGCTGGCGAGCGCGTTATGTTCGCTGAAGAACGACCAGCATTTATAGCTAAAAATCGGTACTCTTTGCCAGCCGAAATGCCTTTGAGCTGGAATGAGATTGCTAAACACATCCCTTACTTTAACCTCAAGAAAAAAGCCGCTTAGGAGAAATTACTATGGTACAGCTTAATGAAAGCTACGACGATTCATCACCAACAATGGGTGGGGGTGGATTTCCACTAGATGAAGGTGATCACCCTTTTATTATTATCTCTGAAGAGGTGAAGGAATCAAGAAGCGACCCCGCCAACAAATACCTTCAGTATAATTGTGTCGTCGATGACGGACCACAAAAAGGCACTGACTTTACTATCGTCTTAAACTTCTGGAACAGCAATCCTCTTGCGGTATCGATTGCTGGCAAGGAGTTTAATACCTTGCGCATAGCGGCGATGGTTCCAGGCACAAACGACTCTGCCGCACTTCTACAAAGACGGGCAATCGCGATAGTGAAGAAGAAAACTAAGGGCAAAAAAGCTGGAGAAATCCATATAGCCGACTATGCCCCCGCTGTTGGTGCTCAACAAGCCGCCGCTACACCAGCAGCAACTACCGCAGTTCCAGCCGCAACAGCAGCGCCAGCGACTACGGTGCCTGCTGCAACGGCACCTGCACCAGCAGCTACCGCACAGGCAACTGCTCCTTGGCGTAAGTAAGACAGGGGAAGCCCAGCCGGGCGGGTTCTATGGTCCGGCATCTTTTTTATTATGGGGCTGCGGCAACGCGTCAGGGAGCATCGCCTAAGCAGGAGGCCCGATCCTGCCAGCCCCACTATTTTTTTCAGGAGATAATTATGAGTGATTTCGTAAAGATAGATTTTGATGAATGCTTCGTAGAGATAGATTTTGATGAATGCAAAGAGGATTGGGATACGGAAGACGCCCACCTTATGGTCATAGATGATGAAAGGATATGGATTCCAAGATCACAGACTGATCATGTATGCCGTAAAACAAAAAAAATATATATCACAGAATGGTTCGCGAAAATAAAGGGGCTGATATAATGAAATTACCTATAGCAGAAACCGACCCAACCCTTGATGCAATGGACGCTGCGCAGGAAGCAGCTCCCGGAGGAAGGCGCCGACCATATCTGGGCATGTCTTCTCTTGGCAATGAATGCTCGCGCCAACTTTGGTATGGATTTCGCTGGTCTAAAACAATCACCTTCAAAGCTCAAACCCTACGATATTTTGATGATGGCCACCGGACGGAAGACCTAATGGCAGAGCGCATTAAAGCGGTGCCGGGCATCACACTGGAAACCGCTGAGAAAGAATACCCATACGGGCAAATCGGATGGCAAGATTTTGGTGGACACCTTAAGGGCCATGCTGATGGCATATTACTGGGGTTGATCCAAGCACCTAAAACGCTGCACCTATGGGAAAACAAAGCTGTTAATGATAAGAAATTCGAGAAGCTTGAGAAGCTAAAAAAGATCAACGAAAAAGCGGCATTGTCAATATGGGATCCTGTTTATTATGCACAACAAGCTCTATATATGAATTATGGGGAGCTGACTAGATCCTGGATGACGGTCACAACACCCGGAGGACGGAAACAATTGGCGGTTCGTACCGAAGCAGATCCGGCGGCAGCCATTAAATTGAAGGCAAAAGCCGAGAAAATTATCTTCTCAGTCAGCGCCCCCGATCGTATAAGCGACAGTGATAAGATGCCACCATGCCTATGGTGTGACTTTAAAGAGGTTTGCAGGGGGCGTGAGGGCGCTGAACGCAATTGCCGCACATGCGCACACGTAACACCAGAAAAGGACGGTACGTGGACTTGTGAGCGGTTTGGCAGGGTATTGGATTACGATGCACAGGAAAAAGGATGTGAAAGCCATAGATATAACCCTTCATTCGTTCCAGGAATTGCCATTGATTCAAGCGAGCTTAACAACTGGATCGGGTATCAAATGGAAGATGGGAGCTTCTGGAGGGATGAGGGTTAAGAAATTAAGGCCATACCAAGAAAAGGCCGTTCAATCATTTTTCGATTACTGGAATGTTGCGGATGGCAACCCCCTAGTGACAGCCCCGGTCGGATCCGGCAAGAGCTTAATCCTGGCAGAGTTTATCAAGAGAGCTTGCGATCTATATCCTGGCACCAGAATCGTTGTCCTCAGTCACGTAAAAGAATTGCTTGTCCAGGACGCCGAGGAGCTGGCTTGTCAGTGGCCACACGCGCCATTCGGCTTTTACAGCGCAGGCCTAGGACGCAGAGATACCCATGCTCAAATATTATTCGCTGGTATCCAATCAATTCACAGCAAAGCGAACACCATTGGAATAGTTGATCTTGTACTGGTCGATGAGGCGCACCTTGTATCACCAACCCAAAGCACAATGTACCGGAAATTTCTTCAGGATCTTCTGAAAATCAATCCAAAATTAAAAGTAGCTGGCGTTACTGGAACACCATTCAGAGCCGTATCTGGGCATCTTACCGAAGGGAAGAACGCGATATTTACAGATATTGTTTTTGAAATTCCAATTCTATATTTAATCGAAAAAGGATATTTAAGCCCGGTCGTTACACCCGACATCAATACCGTCATGGACACATCTGGAGTAGGGAAAAGAGCCGGTGACTTTATCCCCGGGCAATTAGAGAAGGCAGTTGACAAGAAAGATATCACTGTATCATGCGTGAATGAGATTGTGCAGCACGGTGCCGACCGAAAAATGTGGTTGGTTTTTTGTGCTGGCGTAAGTCACGCAGAGCATACCTATGAAGAAATTAAATCGAGAGGGATAAGTTGTGAATACATCACCGGAAAAACCCCCAAAGCAGAGCGGGACAAGATTCTCATTGATTATAAGGCTGGCAAAATTAAGTGCCTGGTTAATGTGGCTGTTCTTACTACTGGCTTCAACGCTCCTGGCATTGATCTTTTGGCCTTTATGCGGCCTACTCGCAGCCCTGTCTTATATGTTCAATGCTGTGGCAGAGGCATGCGAACGGCTCCGGGAAAAACTGATTGCTTGGTACTTGACTTTGGGGGCGTGGTTAAGGCGCTTGGCCCAATTGATAGCCTGACCGTTCCAAAACCATCCAACGGCAATGGTGACGCCCCGCTCAAACAATGCCCTGAATGCCTGAGCATAAACCACGCCGCTGTTCGAGTGTGCTTTGATTGTGGTTATGAATGGCCAGAACGGGAGCCAAATGTCGAAGCCAAAAGCAGTAAAGCTGCTATACTATCCAGCCAAATTGAATCTGTATGGGAAGATGTTCGTGATGTTACCTATCAGATTCACAAGAAAGCAGGCAAGCCAAATTCAATTAAGGTTAGCTATATTACGAGGCTTGTGCCGATATGCGAGTGGATATGCCCAGAGCATCTAGGGTACGCAAGAGACAAATTCGTGGCGTGGTGGATGAAGCGAGGCGGGAATAAATATATGATACCAGAGAGCGTAGATGATGCTATGCACGATATATACACCCTACGCACGCCAACAAAAATACGGGTCAGGCCTGCCGGAAAATACCAGGATATATTAGGATATGATTTTGGAACATAAAAGAAAAGAAATAATTGTAGGTGTAATAATATGAGCAAAATAGATTGGGTATATTGTGATCTTGGCAATAACCAGGTTGTTAGGGCAAACAAGGATTATCCTCCTCAGATTTCTAAGGATGGTAGAAAAACTTGGAATGAAATAGATGTTTCGTTTCCCGCTGCAGCAAAGGATTGGCCAAAAAGAGTATTACTATGAAATGCTCCGTATGCCCGAGAGAAGCGGGGGGGATTCGGGTACAGCCCACGACTTGCGAAAACTAACGGCAGGCATGGAAAGGCTTGCTCAATGGAACACTTAAACATATTAAAGGAGTTAGATGGTATGATGGATCCAACAAGGAACGAAATCAAAGCAGTATTGCATGGCGGTGATATGGGGGGAGAATATCTTGATGAGCTGGGAAAGACAAACCTGGCCGCATTATCAAAAGAAGAATGGGAACAATTTTTACTTTGTGTTATTGGTGGGTACGTTCAGAAAATCGCTGACAATGTAATACCCTTTTAATCCACCCGCGCTTGATCCCTAAGGACACTATAATCAGGCATGAAAATACTACCCAGCATTGGGCAGGAATTGCTTTCTATCTCGTCTGCTGCTTTGTTCTGCTGTTCCTCGGTATATTCTACGACAGTGAAGCCACCACCGCTAGAACGTGCCGTTTCGCAGCCTGTCAATAACGGCAAAAAACTAGATAACATTAAGTAGCGCAAAATCACCAAATAACTCCTTTGCAGCTTTGTTGTAGGCTTTCGCCGCTTCCTCTTGTGTTTTATAGCCACCCAAGTGAATATTTTTCCCATTCACCCGAATAACCGATTTATATGTGACGCAATTTGCTTGCTTATACACACCTTTATATTTGGTATTCTTGTTTGAATTGCGACGGCGATTTGCACCATTTTGACTTTTAGTACAAAGACGAAGATTTTTTTGACGATTATCAACACGATCCATATTAATGTGATCAACTAACTGTCCCGTCATAGCTCCAGTAACAACCCTATGCATAGTAACGCACTTCTTGTTTACCGTCGATACGAATATTACGCTGAGCATATCCAGTACTGGTGTAATGCCATTTGTATTTTGATAATTCTTCATAGTCGCAGTCATCAACAATAGCGTGCTTTCCTTGACTAAGCGGTATCGTTCTCATTTAAAAAGACCCTCTTCTTAATCGTTCAATAACAGCAGCGGCATCAGGGCGCTGATTGGCAATATTGTTACGTTCCTCCATTAATCCAATTTCCAGATTCACAACTTTATTTTCGCAAGCCTGCTTACCTTCGTTATAAATATAATACACCAACCCCAAAACAGCGACGACACTTGCTATCGCTATGTAACCAGAAAATCTCGATGCTATAAATTTAGCAATCATGACAAGCCCTCTCTGTATCTCTTACCGTCAAATCTTAATACGCTCCCACGGTTATAACCAATCCTATATGATACATGAAGCCAGCCACTATTCGGCTCGCTCGGTTTATAATATTCAAGAATTAATTGGTCAAAATCAACATTCTCAATAATAAATTCAGCTACCTCAAAATTGCTAATGCCTGGAATCTCAAAGTCAACAGCCTCACCTTTTGCATGCTGAGAAGAAAGCCTTGATCCTATTGCTAAACAAAGATCTTCCGATCGATACCATGATGACGGGGAGAACGGTATATTATAATGCTGGCGAACAGGTTCCAATACATTCTCTGCAACGGCAATCACGTTTTTGAGTAGCCTATCAGGTATGATGTTATTGATACCAAGCCTAAGCGCCGTTTGACTTTTTTCTGCTTCTATTCTTGTGAAGTTATCACTGATCTTCATTCTCTTTATCTTCGTCCGAACAGGCTTTGATGTACCCCCAAGTGGGTATGCCGGCAAGCGTCGTGACAAACCCAAGATAAGCAAGAATTTCTGTAGTAGAGAACTCATAAATTACATCACAGATTAAAATTGTTATCGCCCAAATAACAGACCCTATCATTAACAAGACTGTCATCCGACGCCGATTATACATTCCGTCTTCTTTGACCCTTTTAAATCCGAGCATCATTATTTCTTTTCTTTTTCTTTTGATCTTTGTAATATTTTATTTTTGTCATATTTGTATAGAAAGTCGTTCCACCAACCGCTGCTGCAATAATATACATTATAAGCTGCGCCACATCTGTCATTGTTGAAACCCAAATCGGTGTCGATCCCACCCCGCCTGCGACAAGGTATCCAGCTTTAGTCTCAATAACCTCAGTGGCTTGCTGAATTAAATTCCTCATATAATTTTCCTTTTTAGGCATTAGAGTATCGATGGCATCTCGAGACATGGCGTTTCATACGGTAAACTGTACCGCTCCCACAATTAATGAAAAATTCAGCAGCAAGCCGATATACATACCGGCGCCCATCTCGGCATGTGAAACAGTTTTCTCAACTTCACCGTAATTATTTGTCGCTCGATAATGAAAGACGCCAGCCCCAGGGCATAGCAGGCCGACAATCGCTATAGTCGGCCCTGCAATTAGAGCCAGCATAATAAACATCGGGTAATAGTAAGCACTCTTTAGCACTCGCATGACTAAGCCGCGCCGGCGGTTGTATCGTTCGCTAACCGTGACCGGGTATACTTTTAATCCTACCCGTCGAATCCAGCCATGCCAATCATCCGGTTTATAGATACCATTGACATCATCAAAACCGTGTCCGGCTGATTCACCTGCACGCATTCCAACGGCCACGACAACAAAGACGGCGGCAGCCCACCAGGCGAACCCGTAGATAAGAGCATCGAGGAGCGCCGAGGAGCCACACAGCAGGGCAAAGTTGTTGTCGTTCCACCTACCTCTAACTGCCAGCTTCTTCTGCCCTCTCAGGCGGTTGTATATGCCAAATGTCAGAAATGAGATAATCATTAATTTAATGCCTCTACAATAAATTGACTCAATCTTACTGTATTAGTTCCCGTGCCTGCGGCTGACCATCGAGTTCCTATCTGGAGTACCAATGCTCCATTTGTTGCTAGAGACACCGGCATAGCAACCGTGTTCCTCTGCGCTTCCGAGAGAACAGACGTACCAATGCTTAGGGCGGCTACTTCCACTCCCGCAGATGCTCCGGGAGCAGCCGTCGCTATGATGGTCCACTGGAGAGAGTATGTATCGTCTACAATGTTATTAGAGGCCGCCCCTGCGCCGTGGGCAGATATCTCCGTGCTGCCTGTCTTAAGCTTATGGGTGAGACTCGGGGCAGACGAACCAGTGTTCAGTTCAAATGCGGCTGTGACCTTGAGTGCCTTGCCGGAGGTAAGGAAGCTTGCAGGGATTGTATAGGTCAAGTCATGGTTATAGTCTGTCCCTGAACCGCTGGAAGAGTTATTTGTATCTCCGCTGTGCTGGACAGAGAGAGTGCCGGAGAGCGTCTTATCTTTGGTATTATCTTGCACCACCATATTCCGGCCACCACGCAGCTCGGCCAGCTTGGTATCGGAACCAGCAACGCGGGCGTACCATTCTATAGCACCGTCTTCGCTACCATCTGTAGGGTCATCCAACACGTAGCGTGTCTCAGCATAGCTCAGACTGGTCGCGCCAGTATCTAAGCCGTAAGCTGTATCTCTTCGCAATGTTTCCGCTGCGCCATTGCGTGTGGTTTGTACGCGCACCTCGCCCGCAGCATCCCCCGGAAAAATTTCATACGAAGAGACAGTAAAATTGTGCCTTTCCGTACCGAGTAAATGAAACTCAAATAATTCGACAGGATGGTTAAATCGTATTGCTCCGTGCTCTAATGTTCCGGCTTCTCCAAAGTTAACAAATGAGTATCCAGATACGCCGCTGATTAAATCTATTCCAGCCGTTAACCCGATGCTTCCATTATTTTGTACCGATAACCCAGAACCGGTAGAGGGCGTCATGGTTGTTCCAGAAAGCAATACCTGGAGATATGCCGTCATCGTATCGCCTGCCACGGCGACGTAGTTGGCAGGCTCGAATGTCGCAGCTAAGGCGGCACTTGCGGTCGCAGCGGTAGCAGAAGCTTCAGCGCTGGTAGCAGAAGCTTCAGCGCTGCTAATTTCGCTAGCTGTTGGCCCCTTTACGATAGCATTCGCCGTAGCATTCCAAATGCCAATAACAGTATCAGCAGCCGGAATTGGTAGCGTATAATTAGCTCCAGAATTGTCAGATATCGGCGCTTTTAAAGATCTGTCAATCTGTTCCTGTTGTTGCAAATCAACCATGCGAGAATAATCAAACGTTGATTCAACAGTCGCAGGTTTGTATTGAGCTTGGTTTTGAAGATCTGTTTCTTGATCGAGATCAACCACACGAGAGAGAGTTAATTTTGCTCCGGTCGCCAACTGTGTTCCCAATGTCGCTGGATATGTAATAGATCCATTACCCGGATAGTTGGAAACAGCTATACTATAATTAGCCGTTCCGGTGCCTTCTGTTATCGCTGTCTCAACACCCGCCGAGTTTGTATGGGTTACAACCATATCGGCAGCAGCGTTGATTACAAAAGTAAAAGAGAAAACAGTTGTTACGTCATTTCCTAGTTTAATCTCTTTTGCTGGATCATTTGAAAGGGTCATTTTCAATCCTTATTTAAACATTGTATTTATATCATTTATTACAAAATGAATCTAGTCATCATCTGGGCCTCGTAAAAACTCCACTATATCTGGCATAGCCCCATCTTCATCCCACTTTTCAAGAGCATCAAGCAATCTTTTGGGCTGTAGGACAGGGAATCCAAAGGCGTAACCAGCAGCATGCATGGCTTTTACAGCAGCCTCTTTACGCATTTCACCTTCATCATAAGCCTCAGCAATCTCCCGGATTGCCTTAGCCGCCTCTTTTGGGATGCTGTCAAGAGGGGTTGCGCTGTAGCCAAATCCCTCAGCTATACCGGTCAAATCACGCACAAACGCTACAGATGTAGCGCTGTATAGCATTGATTTAATAGCCAGCCACTTAACATAATCCTCATCATCGTCTGGTTTTTCGCCGCGCATCAATGCCTCTAAAGCCGTGGGCAAGACTAAAACAACAGCAGCTCTGGCGGCGAACCTACCGACATCGCGCGGCTTTTTAAAGTTTGTCGTACCGAAGGCGCGAGCCTGAATATTATAAAGCAAATTAAAGAATGAATAGAACATGGTGAAAGCATTCATCAGCCCACGCTGGCGCTGTATCTGCGCTAAATCTTTTGTACCACCAGCAGTTTGAGTTTTACGAACGATGCTATCAGCAGATTTAATAGCCTGCGCTTCGCTCTTTCCTTCTATCAACGCCTTGTCTTGCGCAGCAATCCACGTAGGAATATCCACCATATAAAACTGTATATATGCAATATGCAGCAGGGTTGAGCGTTGGAGTTTTCTCCATGTGCCCCTTTTCCCAGAGAGCTGTCTCATAGCATGAGATAAATCACGGTCGATATTATCTATCCTATGACGCATTTGGCCAGAAGTTTCCATTATGTGCTTTACAATACCCTTTTGGGTAATCATTTGAGCCATACCCCACGCCAGACCCAAGCTACCCTTATGTGGCTTATATGTCCCATCTTCCTGGCGAGACAAAGCATCGATCGATTGCGCATACCCAAGAATCTGTGAGGCGCCCGTTGTATAAGACAAGCCCATAATCGCAATGGTGACGTTGGTGCGCATTGCCTCAACGGCTCTATCCCAGAAATTAAGAGCCTTATCCGTTTGACCATCAGCGGCTACATCACCTATCCAAGCCTTTAGCTCACGATAATAATTCTCGCCAAGTTTTTCAGTAATAGCTGTTGACAGAGCTTTCCGAGATAATAGCTTTCTGGTTAAGCGAACCGTTTCATAGTAAGAAACATAATGGGCCATCCTGCGAACATGATTAGGGACAGAGGCGATATCAAGAAGCACAGGGGCGGCGAAGCCTGTTCTGGTCTTTGTCATACCAGAGAATACACCAGCTTTTGTCACCTGACTCTGCATGGCCTCCAGTGCAGACTTGCCCTCAAGATCCCGTGACATAGCCGAACGGCGCGGGTCATACATCATCGGGAAGTATCTGCCGGTGTAATTACCATGCTTGGTTTCTATTGTTTTCGACTCGATCTTTTCAGGAGATACGCCATTTTCTCTGCGATAAATCTCTTGAACTTGAGGATAAATTCCATCGAAAGAATCCCATACAGCCTGCACGAAATCCCATTCTTCTTTAGTAAGAACTTCCAGAGCTTCATTTATTCCCTCTTCCGTCCACGCCGCGCCTTCTTGCTTGGATCCACGTATCATCTTATCAAGGTTGGATTCGTTCCCAGTGTTCAAGGCCAACATGATCAGATTGCCTCTATTCATATCGCGCCCAAGAGAAGGAACAAATTTATCCCTACCTAGATTTTTACGAACATCCTTTGGTAGAGCTTGTAATTTATCCATAAATACTTGGTTAACTTTTTCTACAATGCCATTCTTCATATTTTCGGCATCAACTACCGGCTGGAAAAGAGCTTGGTGTGATGGGCCGTTATTCTCTCCGTCCATAAATTCTAGCAAAAACTCCACCTTACGGAGAGAAGCGTCAAACGAATGAAAGCGCTCTGTTACTTTATCTTTGAATGATGGATCCTGCCTAATCTTTTTAGCAGCCTCAACTTTTTTGGTAGGAAGATTATCCAGGCGAACCATAATATCTTCTTCCATTTGCTGAATATCCATTAGCTCACCAGAGATTAATGCCTTTTTCTTCAGCCGCCCCTGTGCCTCAAGATTCTTAATGGAATCTGTTAGCGTGCGAAACTCATCAAGGGTTAGATCCCGATAATGAGTTTTTTCATCAGCATCCAATACCTCTTGAGGGATATTAAGTATAGCGCCCTCGTCTTCCGTTTGACGCCCCATCCACTCTGTAAATGCAGCCCTTTCGATTGTGTGACGCTTCTTATCTGATAGGCGAGGCCCAAGCTGGTATGAACCAAGAATTTCTTTAATGCGGTCAACGTAGCTAGCATCAATTGATTTAAACAATGCCTTCTTCTTATTAAATTTACGCATATAGTTACGAGATTTATCCATCTCTGCGCGAACCTTGTACGACTCACGTGCCATATAATAATTCATCATCTGACGGAACTTCGCACGATGGGCCTCAAGCATATTGCCGGCCTTAAATTCTTTTGCCGCTAACTTGGAATAACGCTTTTCAGCGGCCAGAAACTTGGTTGGCTTAATATTGTCAACCTTGTGTTTGCCAATTTGATCTTTAGCCCATCGGCGAACAAGCGCTGGCTTAATCTTCTCCTGACCCTCACGCAAAGCATTCACTTCAGCGGCCAACACCTCACCACGTTTATCGCCATGAATAGATTCTACCGCTTCAGCTTCAGCATGATCTGGCAACTGCATATCGCCATGCTTTTCTTTCATGCGAGCATCGGCCTCAGCATTAATTACTTCATTCATCGGCTTGACATTCATCAGCTCTATCAGCATATCATGAGAGTTTGAATACCCGTATGATGTGGCAACCATATCAGGGTGAGCCATACCCTCTTTGCTGGCCGTAGCGTAGAGAACCTTATTGCCGACCTTAGGAAGCCTCTTGGCGCTCTCCTCGTTCTCCATGATAAAATTGATAGCCTTGCGATCCATACGATTGCCACGAGAGTCAAGAGGATCCCCATTAGGGTGCGTACCGTTAGCCAAGGCGTACATAAGCCTGTACTCTTTGCGCTCGTGCACCTCTTTCTCAACCTGTGCCTTTATGCTATTGCGTTCATCTATCCACCAATCCCGCCGATAGCGCTCAATATCATTGATATGTTTTTTGAGCTGCCTGGTTTTACCCTCTTCAACAGACCGAGCTACATCTCTCTGATAATTCTTAAACTGCCCTTCCGTCATTCCAATTTCTTGAGCAGACCCAAACATGGCCTTCATGTCATACTGAGAGGCCATCAGATCAATCTCTTCATCTGTGGCCAATAGACGATCCATTACCGCACGCACATCAGGAGAGAATTGGATATCCAGGCCGCCCTTCCCGGTTGCTCTCTTGTATATTGATACCATCCATGCACGAAAACGGTTAAATGCGTCCTGCAAGGCCACAGAAGGCGCCTGACCTGTGCGAAAATAATCCTCTACCCCACGCGCCCATTGTTCGTGCATCGCTACTGAGAGGTACCCCTGAGCGTCCTTGCTACGGTCTAGCTCGCCAGTTACCACAAAATCTTTTATTTCCTTATCGGACATGCCAGCCAAAATCGCCACGGCATCCGTATCATTTGCTTTGCTCGCAAGATCAATGGCCTCTTTTTTCAGCGCGCTGGCATTCTTTTCCCACCATTTGGTAATGGTATTCCAATCA